ATACACATAACGTATACGTGACATAATTTCCTGTGCACCTGTGTATTTGTGCGCTGCGATAAGAATAGTTTGATCTGGATTAAACATAGCATACCATGCTAGATAGATACTAGCACAAGTGGTTTTGCCTGTTTGTCGTGGCATCATGTTTATATTAAATCTATAGTTATGATAACTTTCCATCAAACCTAATTGATAGTCAAACGGTTCAAACAACAATTTACCTTTTACAGGATGCTGTATGTGTGCAAAATGTTCTGCAAAATACAAATAACCAGTATCAGGATCCATACATTTTAGCAAGTGCTCGACTTGTTCATTAGTATACGTTTCCTGTTTGTTGGCTTTTTTAATTAAAACGCCGTCTAGTGATTTACTCATACAGTATTTATTCCAAGGTTCTTAGGTCAAGTTTTGTTTTTGTTGGCGTTGCTGTCATTAGATAACGCTTAGGCGGTTTATCAAACAATTGCATATTTTTGTTTTTCCAAGCATTACGCCTAATAATTTGATTTAAAAAATTTGTAGTTCCACCAGGTACAAAATAACTCCAAGGACCTGAGATTAAATTTTCCATATCAATGTCGTATTCATCGCACCACTGTATTAATCTAATAGTATGAGGTCCTAGTTTAACCATTATATGATATAAATTGTTATCACTGTTTTCCATTAATCTAAAAGGTATATTTCTTTTATCACACCAATCTTTAAATAGATTAAAAATGTCACTTAAATATAATCTTTCTTGACCAATATTTCTTCCGATATCACTACCATACCTAATTCTATAATGCCAAGGCTTCCAATTTTTAGTTGTTATTTCAGTAAGTATGTCATCCATTTCTTGTAGTGTTGACATAGTATAACTAATGTATCCTACATTTATTCTATTTTTTAATAAATTTTCTATACCAGTTTCTTGCTTTTTTCTAATAGTAGAATTATTGATATATGATGGATGATTAAGTCCTACTAGCACACTTGTGACTTTTGCATTTTTTACAGCGTTAACAAATTTCATATCTGCAAACTTTATACCATTTGTCATAATATCAATGTGTATAGCAGGATTATACTCATGTACTGCTTGAATTAATTCTGTAAAGTTTTTGTGTAAAGTTGATTCAGCGCCAGCAAAACAAACAGTCCAACCTTTCTTTTGTAGTGTAGGACTTAGTTGTTTATCAATAATTTTAATTTGATTTAATAGTGTGTCTACTGTAGGATCTTTAATTTTGTTATTGGGTATATGATAACAATGAGGACAATCTAAATTACATTTGTCACTTACTTCAATCATTACATAATCGTTAAAATGATAAGACTGATAACTGCAATTTAAACTCTTGTAAAATTCATAATCATTTTCAATTACGTATCTATGTGTGCCGTGTTCTTCACAATGTTTTACCATGTAAAGTTTATTGTCAATTTCATACTTTAATGCAGGAACGTGTTTATAACATTCGTGACATATAGATACTGTTTCTTCTAATGGATTGTTTACTTGTGAATATAGATAGTCTATATGTTCTGCTGAAAAATAACTCATACAATACTTATAAACAAAAATAGCGCCCAGAGGCGCTATTTGACTTATGTGTTATAAATTATAACTCTGCTTTCTTTTCGTTTAGTGCTGCCCACAAACGATCTTTAATTGATGATTCAACTGCTGGGTCTTTTACACGCATTGCTTTTAATGGCTTTTTGCGGTGTAAGTCGTCGCCACTCGGAAGTACATCATCTGTATCCATGTATTCTTCTTCTGGTTCATTGTCCATTTCGTCGCCATAAGATTCCAGTTCCTCTTCTGGCTCCGGTGCTGGAAGTTTCATTTTTATAGGCATATCCATTGGCATATCCATTGGTGCATCCATAGGAGGCATATCCGGTTTACTACCTGACTCTACACCTGCTAGTGCTCTTAAAATTTCTGCCATTTCACTTGCACTGCTTGTTTTAAGTGTTACACCACTTTCCATTCCGCCTTCGCTCATGCCACATTCTGTAACTTCGGTTTCTGTTAGGCGTCCTGCTTTTAAAAAGTTAGACAATATGTCTTGCATTGTTTTATCTTGCATTTTAGTTCCCCACTACGCTTTGGTTATTTTGTGGTTCTTCTTTTGTTGCTTCCATTTTAAAACCACTGGACGCATCGTCTTTTTCTTTACGTGCTGCTTCAAGTTCTTTTAATAGATCCATAATGCGTGATTCGCCTGCATCTTTTTGCGCACTTTCGCCGCCCATGTCTTCTTTAGTTAATATTGTTTCATAAGGGCCATCATTTTTTTCTTGCTGGTAAAGTTCTTGTGGCTCTTCAGGATGTCTTACAATAATGTGACTTGCTGGAACATTGCAGCATTGTGCAATGTATTCTTGTACAGCATCTCTTGTTGTAGGATAACGTACTTCAGCATCCCAATACTGCACATCAATATTTTCTAGTTGTGGAAAATCTAACGGACGTTCTTGGATAGGAGTTTTCTTACCTTTTGTCCAACTTGCAACTGTCCATTTTTCCATGCATCTTTTGATCTGTTCTTCGCAACCTTCAGGAAGCGGACCAGCAACGCCAATCTTCCAAGGATATGTTCTATGCGATTCAGTTATAAATTCTTTAATCTTTTTCATTGTAAGGATCCCATTATATACTATTTATCTTTATCGAGACCTTTGAGACGTTCTAGCAAACTGTTTCTGTCTGTAACAACATAACCTTCGCCTTCGGAGAATCCACCGTTATCTCCAAAATTGTCTTGATCCATTTTTTGTTTTTTAAGTTGTAATTCAACCATTTTTAGTTTTTTATCTAGTTTTGCAACCTTGGCATCTAAACTTGTTTTCAGCATGTTGCCTGCTACTTCAAATACCCTACCACTGTATCTACTTTCAACATTCATGCCAAGATCCATTAGATCATCATATGCACTCATTGCTTTATCTGCAACTTCATTTAGTTCTCGATCTGCTAATTCACCAAGACCTTTAACTTGAGGCAATGCTGCTGCTATTTTATCAAGTTCTTCGATATCTCTAAAAGTATCTTGTTGTGCCGCAATAGGCTTTGGCTTCTCTTCGGCCATTTCTTTTGCATCGGGTAAGTTTAATAAATCTTCGAGTTTTTTAGTCATAGAGATATTCCATTATATACTACTATTATTTATCTTCTACCACCAGTATGGAAAATATCTTTTTCGCTTACAACTCTAAACTTGATGTTGTTTTGTTTACAGTAAGCATTTGCTGCTTCCCATTTTGCTTTGTTCAAAACTACATGTGCTTGATTACGTTTATTACGTCCAGCACTTTCCATTGTCATTTGATTGCTTGGTTTAACTTCAATTAATTCTGCATGTTGTTTGCCGTTAGCATCAACATATGCAATAAAAAAATCTGGTACATAAATTGTGTGTTTGCCTGTAAATGGATTTCTATAAGGTATTTTTACTGCTTCGCTTGCCCATTTACTTACACTAGGATGTTCGTCGCAAAAACGCATAAAAGCAAATTCCCAACTGCTTCTATAAGTTGGAGTTCTACCACCTACATACTTGTCAGGGTTTTTTGGTGTAAATTTGCCTTGTGCATATTGTTTCATTTTAGTAAATTATATTACGAGCAGATTTGTTTTCTAAATTTAATGCTGCTCTAAATCCTATTCTGCTGATGTTGTCTCTATTGTTGTTTAATATTGCACCAATTAATTCATTTAGTTGAGGCTTTTCAAACTTTCTTAGATTATCTAGCAGTTCCATAACATTATAATTGTCAACTTTTGCTTGTTGTAGAAGAACAGTAGCAGTATTAATTGCTGCTGTTTTTTCAAATCCTCTTGATTCAAAAAATCCAACAACAGCGTCAACTTGATTACTTGGATAACTTATCCTATCTTTTTGATAATTGTCAAAATAACTTTTTGTTTTAACAGTTACATCTTTGTTTGTTAATGTAGATTGATAACTCATAATAAGTCATTCCTTGATTGTGCATCTGTTGTATTTTGTCCAAATGCGCCTGGAATAAGAACATCGGTTATAGCACTTTCTCCTGTGCTAATTATTTCATTTACAATGCTTCCTAGTGTAAGTCCTCTTCCATTACGAACAGTGTTTGCACCCGTAATTAAAGCACCGAGCAAATTACCTGATTGTATGTTTCCTAATGTAGTTGCTGCACCTGCTAGAACTCCGCCTGTGCCAAATAAACTTGAAGCACCACCACCTGCTGGACTTAATGGGCTAGGTCCTTGATCATATCTATACTCACCAAACCCTGCTGGAATAATATCAGGCACTGTGTAATCTCTATCAGTTAACACAGTTTCGTAACTAAAACGCATTCTGTTGATTGCAAATTCGCTACCTTCGCTGTTTGCTTCATCATGATCCCATTGATCAATTAGCGGATTTATAAATGTATAACTTGTATTAGTAGAACGTCCATTTTGTGGATGTAATTGGAATACTTGAATACTTGTAAAAAAGTTATCGTTTTTACCCGGTCTATCTAAACCAAATCTATTTTTCATTACGCCGCCTGCACCGTATGCACTGTTTTTATTACTTACTCTGTTGTAAGCAGCATCGGTTACAGCAGGAGGACCCTCAGTTTGTTGCACATGCTGTGCATCGCTGTAATAATAGTTAAAATAGTTTTTCCAAAGAAAATTAGTTAATCCTGCATTGTCATCGTGCCATACCATATTAATAGGATCATAGTTAACACTGGTTTGTATAACTTTTTTACGATTGTATTGATTAAGTGTTTCTGTTTGCATACTGAAACTAGGCAAGTCAACACTTTTACAAAGTAAGTTTATTTCACGTTTAGTAGTATTTGTCCAACCGCTGTTACCATTTAGTGTAACGTTAGGATTTATATTCAAAACCACATGGAACATGTGTTTGAATTTAGGTGCAAGCCTCATATTGCCATCTACAAATACTTTGCTCGCATGGGTGTAATCTCCTAAGTCACCTTTTGGACTAAGAGCACCATTAATTAAATTATCAAATAAACCTGAAAACGGATTTGCCATAATAATATTTATCTTTTCTAATAAGTGCGCACATAATAAAAAAGGAGTACATAAAAATGTACTCCTCTAAATTGGCAATCATTTTAATTTTTATCAGCCGGCACCTGTTGCTGCTGTACCAAGTGTTCTGCCTACATCTGTACCAACACCTGTTTCTTCTGGTGTTTGGATTGCGTTGTCATATGTAATGCTTAGTGACACTGTTGCTGGTTCGTTTGTTGCATAGTTAAGTGTGTTGTAATTTGCTTCGTTAACATAGCAACCATAACATTCCCAAGTTTCTAATACATTCGGAGTTAAGTCACCATTACCGCCATCTAGGATTTCAATTCTTGTTAAGAACTTGTAATCAATACCAGATGCTGCACTTGCTTGTTCCATAAAGTCAAACTGTTTCTGTAACTGTTCGCCAACTAGTTTTTGAACGTTGCCGTTTACATCGTCACGCATGTTAAGTGACAATGGGCTCCATGTGTGCTTACCAGCAAGATTAATTTTACTGTTGTATACTGGAATTTCCATGTTTTCAAAAGTAATTGTTGGACGAGTTACATCCATTACTTGCTTTGTAAGTTCTGTTGTTGGTGTTGATACACCAAAGTTTTCTAAAGTAACACGAAAACGGTACTGTAGTTTTGGCATTAGCAAACCTTGTGACGCTGCACTGTCATTAGTTGCTAATGGTACTGTTAATTTTGATAGACTTGAGATTGCCATATAATATACTCCTATTCACAAGTATTTATCATATTAGGGGGTTAAATCAATAACCCCCTATATTATGACTTATAAACCTGCGATTTCTCCTGTGTTTTTAAGGCGTAGCGGAATGTAAATAAATTCAACTGCCTTAACTGGTTCAATAGCGATATCAACATATAGTTCGTTTCTATCAATTCTATTTGGAGTGTTGTTTGTTTCATCACACACAACCAAATAGTCATAAATTGCTCTCAAACCAATCAGTTCAACCATTAAACTTTCAACCTGTTGTTTGATTTCATCACGTGTGATTTTATCATTTGGTTCAAAGATGTATGGTTTTGCAAGTTTCTTAAGTTGGCTACGTAGATATACAACCAATCTTGCAACGTTGATTCTGTCAACTGCACTTGCGTTTCTAGCACGAGTTTTCTGACCAAATACAACCAACCCTGCTCCATTTAGGAATGTAATTGGGTTAACGTTGTTTTGATATAGTGTGTCACGCTGTCCTTCGTTAAGTGCAATACTTACAAATTCGCCTTCTGCATTAATGTAACCTGATGCTGTTGCGTTAGTAACACCACCACGTCTTGTACCTGCTGGTGCAAACCATGGGTAAGAAACTTGATCACTTAGTGCAATTGTACGTAGTGCCATGTGTGATGCTGGAACAACAATGTTGTTTCCTGCATTGTCACTACTAAAGCCTGCTGGATAGTAAACGCCTAGATATTCATCTCTGCTTACTAGTCCTAAGTCGTTATCTTCAACTGCTTGATTAACGTTGGTTGCCCATTCGCTAATCGAAGTAGTATTTGGTGCAAGTCTCATTGGGCTATCACCTACAACAAATGCTGTTAATCCTCTGTCATAGTTTAGGCTAATCATTTCGCCAATTAATTCTGGATAACCTGGTGCTGCAATCAAGTTAAAGATACGTGTTTCGTCATCACGTAGATCTTCAGTTGAGTTGATTGTTGCTTGCATTGCTTGAACAACAACTTTACGCTGTGCATTACGTCCAAATGATCCGCTGCCATCTGCATTGTTTGCTGATTCAGTAACCCAACGATGTGGATAGTAACCGCTCATTGCTTCGTCGCTGTTGCGTACATTTTCACCTAGTGTGTCAATGTAGTCACGTTCAAAACGCTTGACGTTAAATCCGCTTCTACGTGTGTTCCAAAGCAACATGCCTTTTGGATATAGTGCTGGATCTGGAGCATCTGGATCTAAATAATCGCTTACTAGTAGATCTGCAATATCTGTTGCATCTTCTGATGCACCTGCTGATGCCCAACGTGCATCATCAAATAGCACACCGTTTTCAGTAGTTTGATCAGTTTTGTCTAGTAATACCCATTTAGTTGTTCCTGCATTCCAACGATAAATTTGTGGGAAGTTTTCTAAGTCTGCTGTGCTAACCCATAGGTCGCCTTCGACTAGAGTACTTACACCATCTGATTGCTTTGTTGGAGCACTTGCTGCAACAATTGGACCAGTTGCGTTGTTTGTGCTTGTAGGACCTACTGCGCCTGTACCTGTGTGGTCATAGTTATGATAACCAACCCAGTCTGTACCGTTATGAATCATAATGTCAACTTCGTCAACAACACTGCTGTACCATAGTGCTCCATCTGCTGGAGTTGTTGTTGGTTCACCGTCTTTTGCAGTATATGTTAAATCTGCCCAGTTACTTGCTGTGAACTTTTTAGGTGAAGTGTTAACATCAGTCCCTGGTGAGTAATATAGATTTGCAGTTGAACTCGGAACAGTTGAATCAAAAGGTGTAAACACATTATCTAATGTGCTATCCCAGTCAATAAATCTCATTTCTCCGCCAAGTGCGTGTGTGATAACAATTTGGTTTTTAGTGTTAACACTTGCAGTTACGTTTACCATGCCTGCGCCGTTGATAGCATCTGCCATTGCTTCTGCGTCTGTTGTTGCACCTGTTGCTGTCCAAGAAATGATACTTTGAGTACTTAATGCTTCTTGTCCTTTGATGCTTTCTTGAATTTCAAATGTGTAACTACCGCCATTAAATGTAGTTGCTGTAACTGCTGCACTAGTAATAGTTGTTGCACCAGTTGAGTTTCTACGCTTAAATGCAAATGTACCTAAAGGCTCACTGTCTTCGCCGATGTTGTATACTGTGTATACGCTTCCTAGTGGAATGTTTACACCACCGCCTGTTGAGTCAAGATTGTAAATTGCACTTTGACCGCTTGCATACATTGGTGCTGAAATAGTTGACCAAGTGCTTGTTGCGTCACTGTATGTTTTCATTGCAATGTTTGCACCCAAGTTTGGAGTAGTTGTTTTAATCCAAATTGAACCAGATGGACGTGGATTTGTATCACGTGACTTGTATTCTGGTACTTGTGTATGTGGTGCAATTGTTACTTCTGGACCGTAGTATGTTTTTGCAGTAATACCTAAATCTGATAATAGTTGTGCATCACCTGCAACAATAATGTCGTCCATCATGTCGTCTGCTGTTGGTGCAAAGTATAGTGCTAGTGCACCACCAACTGCTGCTGCCGAAATACCATTTGATGATAAATTTGCATTGCCGTTAATGTCTGCTACTACCTGAGTTAATGTTGTGCCTGTTGTTGTTACTGTCCATAGAGAAGATCCGTCAACTGTAAATGAAAGATTACCTGTACCTGAAATTGTTGGATTTGCTGAACCAACAACAAATGGCCAACTATTTTTCCAGTTGTTACTACCAACTTCTACCCAAGTACCGGCAGTATTTTTATACCAAATTCTGTTTACAGTAGTTACTGCTACAACTGCGTAATCGCCGATGCCGCCTACGCTGCCTTTTGGTGTATAATCACCGCCAGCAAAATTAACAACTTTTGTTGTATCTGTAATTACATGTGGAACTTTATTTGAGAATGTTTGTCCGCCTGCTGCTGATGCTGCTGCGCCATTCCATTCAAAAATACCGTAGAATGAATCGTTTGTGTCAAACCAGTATGACCCGTCTGTTGGGTTACCAGTTGTTGCTGTTGCACTACCTGTAATTGCATCTAGGTTTAAATCTGTACGCACAACATATGCTCTGTTTGCTACGCCAAGGAATGAATATGCTGCTTGTAGACCATATTCGTTTTGCTCGCCGCCGTGAATTGGATTGTTGTTTTCGTCTGTGTAGAAAAGCGGATCGCCAAATGTTTCTGCTAGTTCACGTTGTGAACTCATCAAATAAACTTTGTTTGCATTCGCTTTTAACGTACCAGGTGCTACACCTGTGCCACCTGGATTAGTTTTGTTTTCTTGTGTTGCCACAAAAATAATTGGTGTTGTGCCTGGTTCAGCAGGAGTATAAAAACTCTCGTCAATAACTGAAACCTGTACACCTGGTGATACTAATGCCATTGTAATTTTCTCCTCATGGATCTCGTTTATACTATTATTTAGCAGATCCTGGGGAAAAATACCGGTTTTTAGCGGTTAACTACGTAGTTAATTTAAATTTATACAGTTCGTCTACCCAAAACTCTAGGTCTTTAAGCGTACCATTGTTGTCAATATGATAATCTGCCATCCAAGGTTTGAGGCTCATACTATCTTCAGATTCAGGAGGTAAGTAGTCGCTACGGTCAACCCAAACAGCATAATCAAACACACCAGCAATTTTCATAGCATAAAATTCACGCTTGTTACGTAGTCCGCAATAGATATCGTGGGCTTTAAATATTTCTCTGCCTAACTTAGCAGCATCAGGAACATTGTAATCACAAATAGCATTATACCATTCTGCTCGATGATTGTGTCTATCATTATAACACTCATCTTCGCTGTTATAATTGTATTTCTTTTTTAACATGTCATAGATAAACAATTTAGAGCAGAACTGACTACTACTCTCAAAACTATAACCGTATTTGTCTCTAAGGATTTCACACACAGTGTCCTTGCCGTGACGACCATGTCCAATAATTAATAATTTTTTACGCATGATTTACATTAACATAAAATGTTATGTTTGTCAACCAATAGTAAATGCGTATCCTGTTCCACCCGAAACTGCTAGTGCTACTTCTGCTTCTAGTTTTTCCATTTCGCTTTGGGCTTCTGCTTTAAGACTCGCTCCATTAAGGCTAGTACCGCCTTGAGGACCTGCAATAGTAGCAAACTTCTCACGTGCTTCTCCTAACATGTATTTGCAGGCAGCAAGTGTATAATCTTTGATCCATTGTTTTGCAAGATAATCATCCAATAATTGCATATCAGGACGATACATATAAACTTCTAGCAATACATCTTCGCCTTCGCCTGCTCTAGGACGTTGTAATATAGTTAGTTTCTTTGTTGTAGTGTTCCAAGTAAATTCAATAAAACTACCAAACATTCTACCAACTAGTTCTTGTTGTTGAGCAAACAATTCGTATGTTGCTAATCCGCCCATGCCAGATCCAGCAAGCAAATAAGCATTTGTATATGCAAGGTTAAACGGTTCGTATAATGTTCCGCCGTCTCCGCCGCCGCTACGTGAACCAACACTTCGTCTATATACTTTGTTCACTTCTACAATTTCATGTGGAAGTGTATAATCGTTTTGATCTTCTAATAATTTTAATCCAACGTATGCTTCTTCTACGCTGTGATCGCTGCGCATACGATAACGTGTTAATGCTTTTTGCAATGCTGCTTCATAGTGCATTGGGTCTAGTTCTACATCAACCATACCGCCGCCGAGCATTGCGTATACATAATCAAAAACGTGTTGTTTTGCTGTTGCTAGGTTTGTGTCTGCCATAGGTGTTCTCCGTACAGTATTTATGCATAAATATAACTATGCCAAGACTTAGTTTATACAGACCAAACAAAACACAGGATTATGAATTTTTAGACAAGATTGTCTATGAGCAATTCAGTGTAGGCGGAACTGACATACATGTTCACAAGTATTTAGGACCGTTAAATCCAGAAGAAGGAGATGCAACATCAGCAACTCCACAATATAATGCTGTGAGTGAAACAAACATACAAGATATGTTGTTTATGGAAAATAGAGATCGCAAGTATGATCCTGATGTATATACTATGCGTGGAATATACAACGTAAGCGATACTGATTTTAATCTAAGTCAGTTTGGATTGTTTTTACAAAATGATACATTGTTTATGACCATACATATTAATAGCAGTGTTAAAACACTTGGCAGAAAAATAATGAGTGGAGATGTTATTGAATTTCCGCACCTAATGGATGAATATGCTCTAAACGATTACAGTGTAGCATTAAAAAGATTTTATGTTGTTGAAGATGTAAATCGTGCAGCAGAAGGATTTAGTCAAACTTGGTATCCTCATTTATATAGAGTAAAATTAAAACAAATCATTGACAGTCAAGAATACAAAGAAATACTTGATTTACCTGCAGAAGATGAAGACGGAAATACACTTAGAGATATACTAAGTACATTTGAAAAAGAAATGCAAATTAATAATGCTGTGGTTGCACAAGCATATGATGATGCACCACTATCAGGTTATGATGTAAGTCATTATTATACATTGCAAGTTGACGAAAACGGTACACCAGAAATTCGTTCAGCAGAAACAGATGAAATTACAGCAGATGCAGACATGACTGCTGATAGAATAAATGCTAAACCTAGCAGAGCAGGTTATAAAGGTTACTTGCTTGGTGTAGGCAGTTTGAATGGTGAAGTGTTTGGTAGCGGTATAAGTTTTCCTACTGACAACGTTGTAGGCGATTACTTTTTAAGAACAGACTTTTTTCCAAATAGATTGTTTAAATATGACGGAGTTAAATGGACTAAAGTGCAAGATAGTGTAAGAGCAGAACTTTCGAATACAGATACAAAACGTACACAAGTTGCATCGTTTATAAACAACACAGCAACAAACGAAATTAGTGGTGAAACAGTGAATGAAAGACAATCGTTGTCAAAAGCACTTAAACCAAAGGCAGATAACTAATGCAGTTTTTTTATGACGGACAAGTAAGAAAATATATTACTCAAATTGTTAGAATTATGAGTGGATTCAGTGTACAAGACGGAAATGGTAATTTAAAATCTGTACCTGTAACATATGGCGATTTAACTAGACAAGTTGGCAATATTTTAAGAGACAACAGTGAAAACAAACTTCCGACTGTTCCTCGCATGAGTGTGTATGTTACTAACATTGAAATGGATAGAAGTCGTACAGGCGATGCAAGTTATGTTGATAAAGTTAATATTAGAGAACGTGCATTTGACGAACAAAACAACGAGTATCTAAATACTCAAGGTAAAAACTATACAGTTGAAAGACTTTATCCAGCACCGTATACATTGAGTGTTAACGTAGATTTATGGGCAAGTAATACAGAACAAAAATTACAAATGCTAGAACAAATATTAGTTTTGTTCCGTCCTAGTTTAGAATTGCAAACAACAGACAACTATGTAGACTGGACAAGTTTAACAGTATTACACATGACAGATGTAAGGTGGAGTAATAGAACTATTCCTATCGGTGTTGATTCAGAAATTGATATTGCAACAATGAGTTTTGAAACACCAATATTTATTACGCCGCCTGCAAAAGTCAAAAAACTTGGAGTTATCACCAGTGTTATTGCTAACATGTGGGACGAAAACAAAGGAACTATTGACTTAGGATTAAGTAATCCAGAAATCAATGCATACGGCGACGATTTACCTCCGTTACAAACAACTAACCAAGAAGACGGTACTACCGACGATGGAAGACTTGATACAATTACAAGGATCGATCCAATGCTTGGAAATAGAGCAACTAATGCAACAACATTTAGAGATTACGGAATCTATGTTGAAGGTAACATTGCAAGAGTAGTTGACAAAGACAACAAGGTAGGAACTATTAACTGGAGAAAAATTATAGAATCTTATCCAGGGCAATATAGAGCAGATGTAAGTGAAATTAGACTACGTACAGACACAGGGTTTATTGTTGGAACATTTACACTTAATCCGTTGGATGAAAATCAAATCAGTGTTAATTGGGATGCTGATACATTGCCAAGTGGCGATGTTATCGACGGTCCAGCAAGATCTGTAAATAGTTGGACAAGTTTTGATAAAGTTATCGATCCACTTGTCTACAATCCAACAGCAGATAAAGTACCGGGATTTAGAGTATTAACACTAGGCGATATTAACAATAGTCAAAGTGTAGGCGACAGTGCATACGATGGTCCAGATGCCTGGAAAAATGCAGACGGCACTGATTTTGTTTGTGGAGCAAACGACTTGATAGAGTGGACTGGCACAAGTTGGGTAGTTGTCATGGATGCAACAGACAGCACCAATGGTATCAACAGTAAAAATCTTAATACAAATATTATTTACAAATGGACTGGCGAGGAATGGTTACAAGCATACGAAGGTTACTATCCAGTTGGTACATGGGACATTTATCTTGATGCATAATTATTTGTATGAAGAAAATTATTTGTAGTGGTGCACTTTTTTATACATTAGATACTAATCGATTTTTACTTTTGCATAGAGCACAAAGTAAACAAAATAATGTTTGGGGATTAGTAGGCGGTACAAACGAAGATAGTGAAACTCCTTGGGAAGCATTGAAAAGAGAAATGCAAGAAGAAATAGGAACACTTCCATCTATTGTAAAAACTATTCCACTAGAAACTTTTATTAGCAACGATTCTCATTTTGAATTTCATACTTATTTGTGTGTTGTAAGCAAAGAATTTATTCCAGTATTAAACGACGAACACAACGGTTATGCTTGGGTAAGTTTTAATAACTGGCCAAAACCACTACACAAAGGGTTGTTAAGTACATTGCGTAATAAGAATAATGTACAAAAATTAGAAACTATCTTTAAACTTATTGAATTCATTTAACAACCAGTTAAAGTCGTTGATTTTTCCAAGTTGATCTTTACTAGTTGCAGATTCACCATATTTTTTGCCTTGAATAGCACCATTGATTGCTGCAAGACCAAAAGGTTTATCTTTACCTCTTGTACACCAAACTTTTAACCTAAATTCAGTTTCTTCATCTAGTTGACCGTTAATTGCTTTACTCGACAGTTTAACACATTCTCTAAATGCACTACGCCATGCACTAAATTCGTCTGTATTAAATTTAGTAACGTTACTGATTCTATTTACAACTTTAAATGATTTACCAATGCTTGTTGTCATATCTGTAGTAGTTGTATCCATATTTAGTGTTAGTTCTCTAGGAAGCAATTTGACTGCACCGTAACCATAAATTAAACCATTAATTGGATTTTTGCTTTTCCAAACATGCACAGCATTTTTACTATCAGGATCATATGCAGGAACATAATAATCAAAATTAAAATTGTCAACAATTTCTGCATCTGCATCAACAATCCAAATCATATCTGTGTTGCAAAGTTTTGCTGCTGCAATGTGTGCATTATGAATACCTTCAACACCGTGTACACGCTTTGCTCTTGGAAATCTTATTAACAAATCTTTGTAATTCTTGTCCGCATGTTCTTCGTCTTTGCTAATAAACACAATATCATATAATTTTGGAGTACTTGCAACAATATTATATTGTTTTTTATTTGTAAGAAATCTCATATTAATTTCACGTTCAGTAACATTGGCATGTTTACTCACAAGTGAAATGCCGTCCCATGCATCACCATTTTTAAAAACATGATGTGTCTTTCTTTCAAATATTTGATCATGTGTGAAATAAGTATTAAAATTAAATGAGTTATCTACAACAACTTCGCTTGGTATCATCCAAAACATTTCTGTTTTTGATTTCTTAAATGCTTCTAAATAGTCTTGGTAATTTTTTATTTTAAATTTATCATATTCAACAGGACCACTGGCAACAATATCCCATTCTTTACGATTTGCTATTGTTCTAAATTCAATTTCTTTTTGTGTAAGCGGTACATTTTTTGACAACAAAAATAAACCATTGTAATGTTTTTTGCCATTAACTTCGTGCGCAAAAACATGATTTATATTTCTGTCATAAGTGTTATGATGACTAAAATAAAAATTAAAATCAAAGTCTTGTGCAATTTTTATATTATTAGTAGTAGCCCAAAACATTTCTGTTTTACTAGTTTCAAGAGCATTTAAATAATCATTATAAGTTTCTATAACAAATTTGCTAAATTGTTTAGGATAACTTGCTATGACATTGTGTTCTTTTTTGTTAACTAAAAATCTTGATTTTATTTCTTTCTCTGTTACCGGACTGTGTTTACTAAACAAAATTATTCCATCATAATTTTTATCATTTAAAAATACATGATTTGTAGTTCTTTCAAAAACTTGATCATGAGTAAAGTAATAATCAAATTCAAAATTTATATCAACTTCTACATCACTAGGAATACCCCAAAACATTTCAGTCTTAGACGATTCTAATGCCATGTTATAATCTTTGTAATTATTAATTACAATTCTATCATACCAAACAGGCCTACTTGCAACTATATTCCATTCTTTTGCATTAACAATATGTCTATGTTCTATTTCTTTTTGTGTAACTGGACTGTGTTTACTAAACAAAAATACTCCATTACGGTATTCTTTACCGTTAACTTTATGAATAAAGTTATGATTTATTTTTCTGTCATATTCGTTATCATGCGTAAAGTAATGATCAAATGCAAAGTCTCTACAATCAATGTTTTCGCTATACCCATAAAACATTTCTGTTTCGCTGTTATCTAATGCACGAAGATAATCGTCATAAGTTTCAATAATAAATCTTTCATAAAACACAGCAAAACTTGCCATTATGTCCCATTCTTTTGCATTTGCAATATGGCGATATTCAACTTCTTTTTTAGTTAAAGGTTTGTGTTTGCTGCAAAGAAACAATCCGTTGTAATATTCTTTTCCATCTACCATGTGTACAAAAGCATGATTTTCCTTTCGATCATATTCGTTTTCAAAATCAAAAGTCATTTTAAAATTAAAATCAGTTGTATCTATGTTTGGAGAATCCATCCAAAACATTTCAGTTTCACTGGTTTCTAATGCGTGTAAATAATCCTCATACGTTTCAATATTGAAATGATCATATCTTTTATTTTTACTTACAATATTAGTGTGTTCTATGCGATTTACTGGATGCCTATATTCAACTTCTTTTTGTGTTAAAGGCGTGTGTACACTACACAAAATCATTCCATTAAATGATACACCTTCGTTGTTTTGATGTAAAAACACATGATTTTGTTTACGTAAATTTCTATCGTGATGACTAATATAAACATTATAAATGTCTGTAAGCATTTGAATGTTTGAACTACTCATCCAAAACAATTCGTTTGGTGTTTTCTTTAATGCTTCTAAGTATTCATCATACGTGTCAATTTTGTACACAGGAAAGATTTTTGGATGGCTTGCAACAATATTCCATTCTTTCTTTTCAGCGTAAAATCTATAATCAACTTCACGTTCAATTACTTCGACATTTTTACTAAACAGCACAATACCGTCGTATGTTTTACCATTAGCAAACACATGTGTAATATTTCTATCGTATGTGTTATGATGTGTAAAATAAATGTCAAAATCAAAGTCATCTGAAACTTCAACATCATCGGGCACACCCCAGAACATTTCAGTAGTACTACGCTCCATTGCCAGTTTGTAATCAGCGTAGTTGTTGATCACAAACTGATCAAACTTTTTTGGCCGGCTATATACCTCCGGGTGTTCTTTTTTGTTTGCAATAAATCTGTGATTAAATTCTTTTTCAGTTATAGGACTATGTTTACTAAACAGTACTACGCCATCATATTCATTATCATTTAAAAACACATGATTAATACGTCGATCATATTGATTATGATGATCAAAATACAAATCTAAATCAACTACGTCTTGAACGTCCGTTGGAACATACCAAAACAACTCGCTTTCTTTTTCTAACGCTAACTGATATTCTTCAAATGTTTCAAAGTTATACACAGGATATTTTTTAGGAGTACTTGCAATTAATGATACTGTTTTTTTATCTGCATAAAATCTGTGTTGTAATTCTTTGTCAGTAGGGTTGTATGCTTTTGGAAATAATGCAATACCATCAAACACTCCTACATTACCATTTCCAAACACATGCACAAATTTGTGACTCCAGTCATCAGGACGATAACTAAATTTAAAAAACTTTCCCAATTCAATATCATTAGGCACAAGCCAAAACATATCCGTAGTAGACATGTCTTGTGCTTGTTTATGCGAACTAACAACACGAGCATGTGGAGCACGTTCTTGTATTTGTGTAAATAGTTCGTCTGTTTCTAAACCTAAATAAAATACATCAAACACATCTTTGCCACAATATACATCATAGATTGCTGCAATATTTTTGTGTTCAATTACACCTGTATATTCAACTTTAGTAGGAATAAGTTTTGCATATTCCCAACTTTTAATTCTTTTGCTGCTTTTATAAACATACGGAAATACATGTTTTTTATTTAATTGTTCTTCGGTTGGTTTAAAGTGCCAAGGAAAAGTTCTAAGTACATTAATATTTTTGTTAACAATCCAAACGTAATCTGCTTTATCAGCATATTGTGTTGCAACAGTCTCGTCGTCGCAATTGTCAGTATAATGTATTGGATAGATTTGTAAAAAATGATTTTTTAATACATCTTGTCCGTTGTATGTTTTTTGACCGTATCTTTCAAACTTTTCAAATATATTCATTCTATAACCTAAATGACTTTGTACCGTAATGTGCAATTTCTTGGCTTAAACTTGCATCAACATACACATCAATTCCTGCATCGTTTGCACATTTACAAAAATATATATCTTCGCCTGACAAATCTTGTGTATCGTTATTGTATAGATATGTATGCCAAGGTTTTCCTAAAACTTTATAGACTTCTGTTGAAACTAACATACATCCCATACCAACTGCAAACACTTTGTGTAAGTCGGTGATGGCAGATAATCTGTTATCTAAATTATCTGCATCAACAAATGCAGTACTTTTGTAAGGCGGAACTCTTGTGCTGTATGCTGCTGCTACAATATCTTTATTGTGAGACAATAAGATTTCTGCGGTGTTAGACGGCAAATGCATATCACTGTCTAACCACAGTATATGTGTAGCACCCCAATCTAACGCTTCGTCTATTAGACTATTACGTTGTTGAGGTATTACTGTTCCTAGATTAAACAATACAGTGTGTTCAACATTATGTTCTGTAAGTTTACTTGTAATCTTAGAGAGACTTAATGCAAATCCTGCATGAACTGTATCCCGTGATGGAATACAAATTGCAAGTTTTATCATGTAATTGTTTCAGAAATTGTGTCGTTTTTGATTGCTGTTTCTGCTGCAATAGTATACTGGTTCAAATCATTTGCACCTTGTACTGCAACTTTTACTGCTTCTTGAAAATCTTCAACACTGAGAGAAGACGCTGCTAACATGTTTTCTGGCTGTACTTTGCCAATAGTTAACAAGTCTGCACCCATAATACGTCCAATTTTTTGAACCCAATGATAACGTTCATCTGATTCTGGAATATCTAATTCTGCAATCGCTGCACGTACTTCTTCTTCTAGTTCTGCACCTAATTCAGTTGCAAGTTTTTCTACTACTGCTAGTTTGCGTTCTTTGGTATATTCTTGTGCTAAGTCAATGTTCATGACTTCAAATAATGTTTTCATAATGTGCTCCTGTGTTATGTACCTTGTCCACCAAACGTTGCACTCATATTAATAGTATTACCTACACTAATACCCATATAAGTGCCAAGATTACCAAGACTGTATGCTCCGGAAGCAGAGAAGTAGGTGTAGATCTGTGTCATTGTTACTGCTGATCCGGTTGCTGGTATAGCCATATAATAATCCTATTTCGTTTATATTAACACGTTATTTAAACATTGTCAACGGTAAGAGCCGACAAAATCGGCTCTTACTATATCTTATTTATCCAGTAGTTTTTGCACCATTGCTTTGAGTTCATCAATCTCTTTTTGCTGTTCTTTGATTGCTTCAATTAATACAGGCGCAATACGTTCGTATTTGACTGTCAGATAATCTTCGCCGCTTTTGCTTTCGCCTGTATCAGTATCAATATCAAATGGTGCCGGAGCAACTGCTTCAGGCAATACTTCTTGAACTTCTTGAGCAAGTAAACCAACTTCACGTTTTTCAGTATCAACATCAAGTCCCCACTTGTGACCTTCGTTGGTCCAGTTATAAAGCACACCGTTCAATGCTTTGACTTTGTCAAGTGCATTTGGAATGTTTTCGATGTTGGTTTTAAGTCTAGCATCTGATGAGTATGCTGTAACTTCGCCTGGGAATAGTGTATTACCATTATTATCTAATATAGTTGCAGTTCTTACAAGTGTACCAGTTAATGGGGTACCTGGGCCGTACTGTCTATGATAATGCGGTTCGGCACTTGTACTCTGTCCATCATCACCTGTTGAGATTTCCAAATAACCTGCGTTTGATGCAGTAGCAGCACCACCGAAGAACCACTGATCGTTGTCTCCCATTGTACCAGTAATACCGCGTTTAGCAGTACCGCTATTACTAAATGTAATGTTTGCTGTAGCAGCGTTTTCACCAGTTGTTCTTAACAGTCCAGTTAGTCCAACGCCACCGATACTATCAGCAGTAATGCCACTTAGTCCGCTACCATCGCCGCTATATCCAGCAGCCGTGATAGTACCAGTAATGTTAATGCTACCAGTACCACTTAGTGTACCACTAAACGAATCGTTAGAATCGCTGCGTAAGAAACTACTAGCGTGTATACCATCTACTAAGTCAGCATCTAGTCCTGATCCATTACCATCATTATTAGCATGCCAATATTTGTAGAAGGTTGCACCATCGCTGGTATATCGAAGTTCACCTGTAGTAAACATAACAATGTTACCGCCACTAGCGGCGTGCATGTACATATCATAAGCACCAAATATTGCATTACCTATGTAACCCATTGTTGCATCGTTTTGATCAGTAAAATACAGGTACGATGTAGCGTTTGCACCGGCACGATCGGAACGTTTTAATGTAAGTGGTTGCGAACTTGTACTGCTTATAACGTAAGCACCTGTTAGTGTATCATTTGCGTCACTGCGTACAAAACTTAGACTGTCAACACCATCTAGTGTTGCTGCATCAACGCTGGTTAGGCCACTACCGTTACCAGTAAATGTATTTGTACCAATGTTGATATCGCCAAATCCGCTGGTAATCTGACCTGCATCTAGTGCACCGGTACCAGTAATACCTGTGTAACTACCTGTACTCTTGCACTTGGAACAGTTCCGCTACCCAAGTTAGTAGCATTTAGACTTGTTAGTCCGCTACCATTACCGGTTGCAGTACCACCAAACACAATGTTTTTAACAACACTTAAACCACCGCTAAGTCTTACTGCACCGTTGCCTGTAGTAGTTGCTTCAGTTGTATCACTAAATGTTTTGATACCACCCATTGATTGGTTGCCACCAAGTCTTGCGCCTGCAACTGTACCAGTACTCAAGTTACTTGCATTTAGACTGCTCAGTCCGCTACCATTACCTGTAAATGTACTTGTTCCAATATTGATGTTGCCAAAGTTGCTTGTAATACTACCGCTATCAAGAGCACCAGTACCTGTGATATCACCTTGGTGTTGTGTAACACTACCTGAAGTAATACGTGCATTTGGTACGCTGCCAGATGCAAGATTGCTTGCATTCAAGTTGCTTAAACCACTACCGTCACCAGTAAAGATACTGCTACCAATGTTAATATTACCAAAGCCACTTGTGATACTACCTGCATTCAACGCACCTGTACCTGTGATACTTAACTGGTGTTGTGTAACACCTGATACTTGGATACGTGCATCCGGAATAGTACCGCTTGTTAAATAACCAGCATCCATATCACCCATAAAGTTATCAGCAGCAACATCTTTTGCAACTCTTAGACCGCCGCTGATTTTAACTGCTGCTCCATCTGTTGCAAACGCTACTGCTATGTTTGCATTGTCAGTTGCTGTAAACCTTGTTAGATCGTTTGATGACAATGTAGTAAATGCACCTGTGCTTGGAGTATTTGGACCAATTGGAACATTATCAATATCGCTAATATACAAGTCACCGTCGATATACATATCAGCATTTGTTCTTAAATCCAAGCGCACAATTACTTCTGGATTAACTTGACCTGCTGCAACTGCTGCTGCTTTGGTTTCACCAATAGTCATTTGTCTTGCTGCTTGACCAAATGCAATGTTTGTTGCGTTATCTTTCAGCAAGTTAAATGTGCCTGTTTCGTCTGTATCTAATGTATTACCGTTTACAAACAAGTTACCTGCAAAGTTTGCTGTTGCGTTGTTAACACCAAAGTCACCTGTTGTTGCACCTATGTTAATATCTGTTGCTGCACCAAATGCATTTATTGTAGTTGCTGTAGCATTTAACAAATTAAATGTAGCAGCGTTGGTTGTCAAATCGCCGCCGTCTATATTAACATCTAAGTCTACATCTAAATTGTTATGTACAGTTGTTGTACCTGTTGCTGCACCAATTGCAACTGCTGTTGCTGCACCACCAAAATTGATAGTTGTAGCAGTTGTGTCAAGCAAGTTGAATGTTGTTGTGCCTGCAACAATGCCTGTACTCATAGTTGGATTAGTTCCAAATACTAGAGCACCACTACCTGTTTCGTCACTCATAACACTTGCTAGTTGAGCACTTGTTGTAGAAGCAAACTGTCCAAGTCCTGATGTGCTTACAGCAACAGTACCGCTTGTTGGTAATGTTAAACTGGTGTTACCTGTTGTTGTTAATGACAACGTGTGCGCACCTGTATGTGTAAAGTTACCACCTAGTGTGATAGTTTTGCTACCATTGTTTACACCAGTACCACCGTATGTTGGAGATATAACTGTACCTTGCCATGTACCTGTACCAATTGTACCTACTTGTTGTAAACTTGAATTTACAACACCTGATCCTAGTGTAGTTGAACTTAGAACATTTGCATCGTTAACATAGTATGCTTTACCACTTGCTAGATTGAAGTCTTCGCTGCTATCCCAACTTGTGTTTGCTGCATCGTAAGTTAATGTTGCATTTGCGCCATCTACTTCAATACCTGCGCCGTTTGCTGCTGCTGCATTTAATGCACCACTTGCAACTACAATTCTCAAGTCATCAACTGTTAATGTTGTACTGTTAATTGTTGTTGTATCACCATTAACTGTAAGATCACCTGTAACAACAAGATCGTGTCCAATTGTAGTTGTACCGCCGCCATCGCCGCCTGTTCCAATGTTAACAATAGTTGCGCCTGCACCTATCACAACCGAACTTGGTGATGATAACAAGTAGAACGATGATTGGTTACTGTCTAGGTCACCGCCGTTGATGTCAACATCATGTGCAAATGTTGTTTTGCCTGTTGCTGCACCAACGTTAATTGCTGTTGCTGCACCTGCAAAGTTGACAGTAGTTGCTGTATCATTTACAACATTTACAGTTGTTTGATCAGTACCAATGTCTCCTGAGAACACAACTTCGCCACTGATATTAACTTTTCCGCTGGTATCAATACGCATACGTTCAGTACTTGTTTGTTTGATATCACCTGTAGTTCCAACTTCACCAGTCTTGAACACAATGTCGCCACCTACGGCACTACCAGTACCAACACCTGCTTCGATAGACAATTCAGAACCGGCTACGTTAGTACCAACACCGTCAACGCCTTTGAGTGTTGAGTTAGTTGGTGTTGCACTGTGTTCTGCATCACCTAAAACAACTTTGGTATTTCTAATTACCATGTTGTTGTCAATGCTGATAGAACCTGCAACTACGTCTGTAGGTAAAACAGTTACGTTACCGTCAGTTTGAACTGTAAACGATGTAGCATTAAATGTTGCACCAACAACTGGCCAACTACCATCTAAGTTGGTTTTTGTACTACCAGCAATGTTAATTGTGTCACCTTCTTTAACACCTAATGTATAAGGAGTGTATGTAAATGTTAGTGTTGTACCTGAGATAATAGTACCTGTGGTATCAGCACTGATGTAAACATACAAATCAGTAACACCAGTAACAGTTGTATTTGAAGGAATACTTGCACTACCTGTAACAAGCATACCAACTTGAACTGCTGACGTATCTGCCATTGGAATTTCATTTTCACCGTTGGCAACAGCACCGTTTGTATCTTCTTCAATTTCTGCTAAGTTTACAGCAACGTTTTGACTTGCTGATGATTCATAACCAGAAACAAATGTAAGTAGACTTCTAGTAGTACTAGCACTACCGATTTTAATGTTAGTAGCATCGCCGCCAATTTCTAAACTTGTTACATTTTCATTGTAAAGTTGTCCTGCACCTGTACTTGTTGAACTCAATTTAGCAGAACCAACATCCAAGCCTTCTGCAAGATCAAGTGCTGTACCCCATTCTGGTGTAGTACCATTTGATTTTAAGAAGTTGTTTGCTCTACCAATGTTTAGAGTGTTCAAACTACCAGTTGATTGTGCATAAAGTATGTCACCAACTGCATATGTACTAATAGCAGTACCACCTCTATCAACTGGAACAAGACTTGTTAAGTTGGCAGGGTTTAGGAAGTATGCACTGTCAAGACCATCTACTGTACCTGCATCAACAACACCGTCTTTGATGAATACTTCACCGCTTCCATCAGCGTTAACATCAAACTGTGTTTGTAGGAATCTTGCTGTACCTAGTGTTGAGAAAGTACCGCCGATGTTAAAGTCTGCGTTAGCAATACCAATATTAACTGGATCACCATAAAACTCTCCGTTTACGCTGTTACCAGTTAGTGTAATTGGGTTATCAGTAGTTGTTGCTTTCTTGATACTTTGTACAACTGTTTGATAACTACTGTCACCTCTCAAGAAACTATCACTGTTTGCAATACCTGCACTTGCAAGACGTGATGGCGAAATTGTACCAGAAATAATGTTTTCTGCGTCAATGTTTGTAACAGCAAGTGTATTCCAGTTTGCTAACAATCTACTTGAAGTATTAATTACTGTGTTAACTTGTACGTTGTTAGCAATAACTCTTGCACTACCAACACCAGTTGTTTCAAGGTCTTTGGCATTGGTTACCAGGTCATTGATACTGCTTAGTGCATCACTGCGCAAGTCGTGTAACGTAAACGAGTTGGTTGTAACACTACCGATAAAGAATCTGCTACCGCTGTCAATTGGTTCTGCATTAATGTCTGGTAGTGCATTAACAGTTGATCCGTCATCAAGACTTAGAATTCTTACAGCATCACCTGTTGTCAAACCATGACTTGGTACAACAATACTGTTGTCTGTAATGTTAACTGTGAAACGTGTAATGTTATGGTTGTTGTTTGCAGGAGTACTTGTAAACTCAACTTGGTTAAGCAATGCAAAACCTTCGTATAGTTCAATTGTATCTGTATCAATAACTTTTACATAATAAACACTGCCATTTAACAATCCGCCAATAGCAACATTACCTAATGTGTTGTATGTTACAGGATCACCGTTGCTATATCCGTGTCCAGTGATACTGATTCTGTATGCTGTATAATCAACTGCACCGCCAGATCCTGTAGTACCTGCTAAGAAGTTATGACTAATTTGGTTGTCTAAACCAATATCGATAGCATTTTGCACTGCTACGTTATCTTCAACAAAGTCAACGCTCGATGTACTAGCAACGAACAACTCACCGCCTAAAATGTCAACATAAGCACGTTTTTCAACTGCACTTACTTCAATTTCAAAACCGCTACCTGAGCCGCCAACATCATTTGCATTACAACTTAACAAATCGCCTACTTCGTAGCCAATACCACCTCTGTCAATATCAACATCGGTAATCTGACCTGCTGTAACAGTAATGTTTGCTCTTGCACCAGTACCTGTACCAGTGTTTGCTGTTAATGAAACTGCTTTATAAACTTTAGTACCTAGTATAGGAGTGTAACTACTGCCTCCTGTTAAGTTAGCATTGTCTAAGTTTACTGCAATACCGTAACGTGTTTCTGTGACTGCACCTTGAGCATTACCATCAGCACTAGTAACAATAGTGTTTGCTGTTGCATCTGTTACTGCTTTAGTTGTTTCGTCATCACCCACGTTTGCAATAGTAAATGTTACTGCGTTAGGAGTGCTTAAAACAACACCGTTTTGATTGTATGTTTCATCATCATTTACTTTAACTCTAACGTTATTGTCAACAAGTAAGTTGTGTGCACCGCTTGTGGTAATTGTTGCAATATCACTCGAACGAGATACTGCTGTAACTGTTGCACTTGTGAATACATATGTGTCATCAGGATCTAGTACCAAGAACTGGCTGCTGTTTGAACTTTTCAAGAACCAGTTGTCAACAATTTCTGTGTTAGCACCTTTACTTGAAATAGTTAATCCAGAATCTGAACCGTTAACATACAATGTACCTGAACTTACTTCCCATGGATCGCCGGTGCTGTCATCTGTTTCGTCCCATGCTGCTCCTTGTGTAACAACAATGATTGTGTTACTATTAAGAAAATCACCTTTTGCATAACCAATTGCGCCTGAAACACCAGGCTGTGTAATAAGATCACCATCAACTGCTGTAATATTACCGCTTAGTGTAAGTTCAATTTGTTCATAGTTTTCAGTGGCAATATCACCTGCTTTTAAGTCAATAGCAGGAATATCATCAACTTGCACAAGACGTGATTGATAACCACTTGTGTTTGTGTTAGTGAACTGACGTGTTGCTGGAATTAAGTCTGCGTTCAACTGACCGTTAACGTTCAACTGAACAATAGCGCCCGGAACAGCCGCAGTTGACACAGTTTTGTCAACAAAGCCGCCGAGTCTGTTACTAATAAACTGACGTACTGCTAATTGTGTTGGAAGTCTTGAATTGCTCGGGCCACCAATTTCATCATCACCTAAGTTGACACTGGTTGAAATTTCTTCAATAGCAACATCAGAAAGACTTAGACGTAGTGCATCAAGTTCATCCACCTGAACTTTGTTACGGAATGTAATGTTACCAGTTCTGTTGAACGCTGTAATAAAGTCACCAACTTTAAAGTCACCAAGTTCGTTTGTACCTGATGAGTACACACGCCCCGGTAGTTCTTCATACTGTTCGTATTCGCTTCTTGTGTTACCACCGTTCTGTGGTAGAGCGTTATAGTCTGTACCTGAACCTGCATATTCCCAAGTGTGTGCAGATGAGTTAACAATTGACGGTCTGTGGAACCAACATGCTTTTTCAGGCAGTGCTGTCAAGTTTGTTAAACTTGAACTACCGTCTGTTGCAGTAATTGAGAATGTTGCTGTACCTAGTCCTAACTTGGTTGCTGCCTCGTTAACACCAACATTTGTATTAGGTGAAGCAGAATGGTCTTCGGTAATTGTACTAGTTTCATCAAATTGTACACGTAGTGTACTTGATCCAATTGTAACTTGTTCGATACTTACAACAAGTCTTCTATCTCTTGGTTCCCAACTATGAACAATAGCACTGTTGTTTAATGCTCCTGTTGTACCTGTAATTTGTCTACCTGGTACAAATTCATGATTTTCAGTTCCTGTTGCTAGGATAAGTGTCTGATAAGTTGTATGTGAACTTAAAATTTCTTCAACATAAAATTCAATAACACCTGATAAGAATTTCTGTGTACCAACACCTACGCCAAATACATTAACATCAAATTCTAATGAATCGTCATATGTTAGTGTAAATTCGTCATCGTTGATGATTTTAACATAATAAGTTTGTTCAGGGTCAAGACCACCAACAACAGTACCGCTATCATTGTCGTAAATAATTTTTGTACCATTTGCAAATCCATGTCCAACGATTGTAAAAATGTTAGTTGTTGGATTAACATCAACTGCTGCATCAAAAGTTACTTCGGTAGCATTGGTTTTATAATTGTTTGTAATGTCACCTGCAGATGAAACTTCAGTATAGTCTGGAGTATCATTTGGATCGTTTAAAATTGTTTTAACAACATCAAATCTTGTTCCAGCAAAGTTTTGTACTGCTGTTGACAAACCTGAAATATAAGTTAATGCATCAGTTTTTGCATATTCAATTGCTGCAATAGTTTGTAGTTCTTGTCCGCTGATACTAATTTCAGATGAATCTCTTAAGTTTTGTCTATAGTATGCTAGACCCGCACTACGTGAGTATCTGTTACCAGTATCCCATGTATCTTTTGCAACTGCTTCAACAATTAACTGTGTATCTCTTTCGCATTTTGCACTATCGTATGTGAATCCATACCAAATGTTTGCTTGGATTTGTTCGTTAATCCATTGTGTTGTATTTTGAGCAATGTTAATTGCGTTTTCAGGTTGTAACAAACCAAATGCTTCGATTTCAGTACCCGTAACCCAACTTAAATCTGGCTCAACTCTTACAACTTCTTCAGTACCGTCGCTTGTAATAAATGCAACGATTTCGTCGATGCGATCACCAATAAAGTCTGCTGCTGCTAAACTACCTGCTGCTGCACTTGTGTCTTGAGTTTCTAAGTTGCCAGGAGCAACAGTGATTGCAATGTCTTGTGCAATATCTGCAAGAACTTCTTTTAGGTGTCCCCATGATGCTAAAGTTTGGTCTTTTTTACCAGAACCGTATACTGGAACTCCGTCTACAAAATATGCTTGTGCTGCAATTTTACTTTGTAAGTTACCACCATACGTTAAATCATAAACAAGTGCATCAATAATTAAACCAATGTCGTTTTCGCATTTGGCTAAATCATATGCAGTTGTTTGTGGGTATGTAGTATTGATAAAATCGATGGTATTTGCAATAATTGTGCTTCTTGCAGTAACAATATCGCTTCTAGCATCTTGTAGTTCAGTGCTTACACCTAGTGTTGCTAAGTCTGGATTAACCAATGCTACTAGGTTATCTAAATTACCATCTGTGATAATTGTTTCAATGTAACCTACTAGTGTATCAAGTTGTGTTGCTTCAGTTGTACCTGCATTGTTACCACTTGTATCTTGAGTTTCTGTATTGCCAGTTGTTACTGTAATTGTGTTACCTTGTACAATATCTCCGACAATATCCGATAAGTGTGCGTATGCTGCTGCTGTTGCAGTTGCTTGGTTTGCTCCTAATTGAGAAATTTCTCCAACATAGTATGCTTGTGCTGCTTGTCTTGTTGCACTGTTACCACCATACATGATATCGTATGTTAATGCATCAACAATATAGCCAATATCTCTCTCACACTTACCTGTGTTAAAGTCAATATTTGAATAATAGAAATTCAAATATGCTAGAACTTCTGCTTGAATAAATGCTCTGTTGCTTTGTAGTCTTGTTGCTGCATCATCAGCATCGGTAGTTGGAAGTACTGCTGGAGCAGGGAACGAAAGTGTATCTGCTACACCTGATCCATTGCTTAAAATGTCAACAATTTCGTCAAAACCTGTAGTTGTTCTAGTTTCTGCAGTTACACTATCATCAACGTTAGGTAATGCTAAAACTTGTGATTTAGTATAGTTAATAGCGCCAACTGTTTCTGTTTTTTGGTCTGAAATAACATAAGCACTATTTGCTCTAGTATATGCTAGACCTGCTGTAACACTGTTATAGTTTGTGCCTAATGCAATGTCAAACCCTACACTATCAAGAATAATACCAGTATCACGTTGACACTTGGCAAAACTGTAACTAAAGTCTTTGCTAAACGGTGCAATGTTTTGATATGACTGATCTGAAATCCATGCTGTAACTTCTTTTCTAACAAAGTCTTTGTTGTTTAAAATTTGAGAGACTGCATTTGCAAACCCAGAATCACTTGCATTGTTTGTACCACCAGTTGGAGTTGGATAAGAATATAAATCTACAACATCTTCACCTGGAACAGAAAGTGAACTACTGTTTGTTAAAATTTCAATAATTTCGTCCCATAATGCATTAGAACGAGAAATAGCAGTTGCATCAGTAAGTGCATTTGCTGTGTATGTTTTTGCTTGTGCCAATGACGCAATATGTTGGTCTTTTTGGTCGGCATATGCATCAAATTGCCCTGAAAAGTATCTTAATGCTGCACTGATACTTCTGTAGTTAGAATTGAATAAAATATCATATCTTACAGCATCAACAAGCAATGCAGTGTCTCTACGACATTTTGCTTCGTTGTATGTAAACCCAGACCAAATGCTAGGTGTTGCTGCTGCAATTTGTGCATCAATCCAAGTTACAACATCTGCTGCAATAATATCTTTGTTTAATTGTAATAAATCATGTGCAGTTTTGTAATCTGGTTCGCGGAAACGTAAAACAAATTCTTCAACCGGTGCGTCACGATTGATACCTACAATACTAACAGTTTGCTTACCTTCGGACTGACCTGTTGCTGTTATATGGCTTCTGTCAAAAGAGAATGCTTTTGGTGAATAACCACTTGCTCTAAGTGAGTACAAACCAAAGTTAGTAGCAGAGTTGGTAATCGAACAATATCCACCTGACTGACAGTAAACACCGTTGAGTAGGAAGATTTGGAAACACGAAACGATCTGTGCATAAGCATCGTTAAGTAGTCGCCAACCTGTACCACCAAACTGTAGCATGGTAAATGCGTT